CTCGGTGCCACGCCAGTTCCCATTAACTGGTCAAATAATACATCTGCGGTTCTAAGGTCATCAACTGTAACCTGGTTTAAAATTCTTTGAGTAGGGTCTACGAGGATTTCAGTCTCCTCCGCGCTCATCTCACCAAGACCTTTGAAGCGGCTAATCGTATATTTCTTGCCAACATGAGACTTGGTAAATTCTTCAAGAGCTGCATCATCTTTAATATACACATAAGTGTCTTTGCCGATTGTAGCCTTATACAAAGGTGCCACAAGAGCATATACATAACCTTCTTCGATTAACTGCGGACAGAAGTTCCAAATAAAGGTGTAGAACAGATTGCGAATATGCGAACCGTCTACATCTGCGTCCGCCGCGATAATGATCTTACCATAACGCAAATCATCTTCATCATAGGTGAGCTTCATAGTCTTAGGATCGACGCGGAGACCAAATGCCTCAATCATAGTCATAATTTCTGCATTCTTTTGCACCTTGTCAAGCGGCGCCTTTTGGGTATTAAGAATTTTACCGCGGACAGGCATAACCGCCTGAGTTTCATTATCTCTTGCTTGCTTTAGGTTTCCAGATGCGGAATCGCCCTCTGTTACATAAATCTCACATTTGCTTCTGTCTTTAGAGTAGCAATCTGCAAGTTTACTGTCGAACTTAAGAGCCTTTTCTTTCTTCTTCTTTTCTCCACGAGCCTTGTCTCTTGCGTTCTTTGCGGCCTCGCGCGCCTTTCGTGCGGCAAGTGCCTTATCTGCAATAGTTTTGATTTCTTTCTCGTTCGCCGCAAACCAATAGCCAAGCTCTTCTGTAAGAGCCTGAGTAAATGGACTCATATTGATCTTGGTAATTGTGCTCTTGACCTGTGCATCATAAGATACATTCGGCGCGGTGATATTGAATACGATATACATACCCTCTTGGATATCATCACCAGAGAGGTTTTCGTCTTTTTCTTTTAACCACTTCTTATCACGGAAGAACTTGTTGAACTCACGGGTTAACACAGTTTTAATCTGCGTGATATGCGGGCCTTTTTCGGTAAAGCCCGTATTTACATAGGGAACAAGAGTTGACGAGTAATTGCTTGTATAGGTAAGGATAAAGTCCATCTTCTCCTTGCCTTCTGCAAAATTCATAGAAAATCTATTATTGATTATTTCTTTATCTTTTACTGCTTTATCTGCTAAATCATTTAATCCACGAGTTGAATGATAAACAGTTTTTTCCCCATTATCGTTAAGATTGATGGTAAGTCCAGGACAGAGACAAGTGATTGTTTCAAAAAGAGAGTGGATCTTGGATATCTCTACCTCAGGATGAGTGAAAAATTCTTCACTTGGAGTCCAAGATACAAAAGTTCCATGCCTGCTTTTATCACAGTTTTCAACAAAACGATTATCAAAAACGCCCTCTTTAAATTCTACTATTTCACTAACACCTTCTCTCCAGGTTGTAACTTGTAATTGGTGAGATAAAAAAGTAGTAATTTTTGATCCAATACCAAAGCTACCGAGAGAGGTTCCTTCATAAGTTCCGTCCTCGCGGTATTTACCTGAAGTATTAAGCACAGAGAATGCGGCTTCGAGAATAGTTTTTCCATCGTCTCTAAATTCATTAGCTAAAAATCCTTGACCTTCATCTTTAACATAAACTTTTGCGCCATCAATAGACACATCGATCTGATTACCATGGCCTAGTCTAAATTCATCGACCGAGTTTGAGATAATCTCAACCAAAAGCTGGGTTGCATAAGTGGTATCACCTGCATACACACCAGGTCTAAGTCGAGTAAACTCAAGAGGTGACAAACTCTCAATCGAATCTTTGTTGTATAATTTATTATCTGTCATTATTTTCCTCCTTTAATAGCCTTAGATCGGCATCTCCCTCGCAAAAGACAACTCCGCCATAGCTTAATGAATTATCAATAATAACCTTATGATTTTTATAACTATTTATTTCAGATGACCGCTTATCTTCAAAAGTAAGAATATCATAGGTTGATTTATTCATCTTTAAGATAGTGCTTTTTTTTCTGTAAGCATCTTGAATAGTTAATATTTCATCAAATATCCAAAAGATATTATAGCCTGACGCCTGTATTTTCCCATTTTTAATTTTAGGTTCTACTGTCATTTAGTCTTTTTCTCCTTTATTTTTATTTTATATACATATTATAACATATTTTTTATAAAAAATCAACAAAAGAGCCACGAAGTGGCTCTTTTGAAATGTCTTATTAAATCATTGGCACAATACCGTGATTTTTTTGTAAAAACGCTTGATAATCTTGCTCTAATTTATTATCTAAATCATATCCTGTTTTTAGATTAAAAAATTTGATAACTGTTTTCATGCCACTTTTATATTGCTTTTTTGCATTCATTACCATCAAAAAGTGACTACCTAATAAATAAGCTCTACAACGAAAGTCCGCGCTGCCGCCAGTTTGTGCTCTCATATTATATCCATTTAAATAGGTATTATAAACATGAATCCAATATTTTTCTCTTTGATTAGCCTCTTGCAGTGTAGGGATATTCTCTTCTAAAATTTCGTGGGTAAAGTTCTGCCAACCCCATAGAGTAATGGCTAAATTAAATAAAAACTGTGTTTTGTATCCTTTACCGTTGGCCCAGCGGGCTTCAGGCTCTTTAGAAGTTTGTCCTATATAACATTTTCCAGTGGGACTTGTATGCTTATAAATACACCAACTCATTCATATTCTCTCCTTTGCTTTTATATTATAATTATAATATAATTAAATTAAAAAATCAATAAGGGCGCTTTGAATTAATCAAAACGCCCTATCAGAAAGGAAGGTAATTATATTATATCAAAAATTTTTTATTTTGTCAAGCCGTGCTTCATTCTAAGTGTTGCTTGTAATCCGCAAATCATTGCATCTATTTGTAGTTTAATCATTGGTAAAGTTTTTGCAGAAATACCATCGTGGAAAATCGGACAATAGGCTTCGTTAAGCGCAGTATCTTTTCTATTCTCATAATACCATAAAGCAAAGGCATCTTGAACGCGCTCAAGATATTCGATCATATGCTGCGCAGAGTCTGGATCGCCGCAATCAAACATACTTAAATCGCAATCAAAATAATACATATCTGTTGCTCTATTGTAATATAAAATAGCATCATTCAAACTTTGGAAAGATGCAATTTGTGGTTGACCTCTTGCAGGAAGCGCCCAGATAAATTTGTTGTCAAGATAATTAAATTCATCATCAACCCAGTCGCTATACATCTTTTTACAATATCTCTTTCGTTGATTATATTTGCGGCTCTCAGTGCGTAGTAGTCGCTTAAGCCAACGATTAAATTTGGATTCTTTCATCTATATGTTTCTCCTTTTGAGCAGATAAAATTCTTTGGCGGCCCCTCTGGGATTCGAACCCAGATCTGCGCCTTCAGAGGGCGACTTATTGCTGATTTAGAGTCAGGTGTTCTACCATTAAACTAAGGGGCTATTTCTTTATATCTATATTATAATAAAATTTTCAGTATAAGTCCACTCAATGCAGAAAAGAGGCTCTTTAATCAAGAGCCTCTGTTACCATATTGATATTATAATCTTCTATCATCGCAAGAAAGTTTTTCATATTTCCAGTTGCCAGCGCATCAGCAAGCTCATTGCCAACAACTTCAGAGTGTCCGGGACACTTCTTAATAACTACATTAAAGAAATCGCGCGAGAGATAGCCATAGATTTCTTTCATTAGGTCAAGATTTTCAACTGTCTTTTTCTTACTATTGACCCAACCATTTTTTGCCCAGTTCCACATCCATTCATTACAAGCGTTGACTACATACGCAGAGTCGGAGTAGATGATAAATTGCGTTTCAGGGTGGTCCGCCGCATACATAAGCGCACAAATCATTGCGCGAAGCTCCATCTGATTGTTGGTTGCATTTGGGATCTGATTGTGGTGGTAATAGTGAAGAAGGTTCATTTCAGTTTCATCAAATACTAGCATTCCCCAGCCGCCAATGCCGGGATTACCTCCTTGCGCGGAGCCATCTGTAAATATAAAGTGATTAGTCATGCATTAAAGTCTCCTCTCTTGCGCGATATTCGCCACAGATGTGTCTATACTTTTGTTCAAGTTGGTGATACTCAAATTTCTCCATTGGATCAAAATTGCACTCCTCCATCTCCGCAAGGTCTGCAAGAGTGACAGAGATAAACCACTTAACGGCAGGATGCATCTTCAAAGGTTTCTCTGCTTTTGCCTTCCACCACTTGTATTCTGCGGCATAGGAGAAGTTCTTACCTATATACGCACGGCCGGCGCCAAGATAGTCACATAGAAGCTCAAGTACATCGTCGAAAGGCATAAGTAATGCTTTGCCGCCGTTATCAAGGTTGTCTACCCAAAACTCGTAATGATGTCTATTGCGTCCTTTGTGGTGCATCCATGCTTTAGACCAACCTTTATCTTTCTTTGCGGCGTCGATAGGGGAAGAAGTGCCCTGATAGTATCTTACGCTTTCCCAGAACTCGGTAGGAGAAAATTTGGACATATCGTGCCAAATGCCGCGCCAAGTGATACCAGCCTTGCGGCAATAGTGGAATACCCATCTTTTGTGAGTGCAAATCTTATGAAAATGCGCGAATATATTTTTAATTTTTATGCGGGGTGCCATTAAAATTCCTCCTCTGTGGTTTAATCCATTTTTATTACATTATAATTATAACATATTTTTTGATAATTTTCAAATGGGCTTCTAAAAATTAGAGTTCAAAATCAAAGAGGACGCCGCGAGGGCGTCCGCTGATTTATTTGCTTTGAATATATTCGTTAATTGCGCCCTTGGACTCAGCTAAAGTTTGCATTTTATTAAGTGCTTCATCAACCATTTTAGAGAATAGATCAAAAGATATCCACATACGCAGAACGGGGAACTTTTCCAAGAACTGATCATATACTACGCGCAGTTTGAGAGCACCAGTGTCAGAACCGAGCCGCTTCTCTGCTTCGATCACCGCAAACAGAAGCCACTCTTTTGCATTTTTAACTCCAAAGAGGGTTAATACTGTCAAAATGCCCAACACTGCGGCAATAATTAATGCTATAATCCACCACATTACTCTTCACCCCCTGTCTTATGCAAGTCACCAAGCTTTTTATCTCTTGAAAGAATTAGCTTATGATAGTTGTTACTCAGCTGATTAATATTATACTTGCATACATCAATATCTTGACGCAGCTTAACCATCTTTTCGCCAAGCTTCAACATGGGGAATGAATACCCGTTAAAGTTGCGCGTATCCATCATCTCTGCGAAGAAGTCTTGCAGCCCTTTAAGTTCCGCGCGAAGCTCCCTCAGCCGCATTTTCTCTGCCTTTTTAAGTGCCTTGATTTCCGCAAGTTCGCATCCGAAATACTTGCTCGGATACTCTTCATTAGCGCGCATCTGAACTGTTGCAGAAAAATTGCCATATCTGGTTGAAATCTCTACCATAGAGACGCCGGTTTCTTCGTTATAATTTGAATTTTTCAGTTTATACTTCATTGGATACCTCCTCAAAATGCGTATCTTTAAAAATTTGCCATAGTCTATTGATTTCGTGGCAGTTATCAATAAACCACATCATCATCGGGATTATAATATTCATTCTACCAAATCCTCCTTTTCATAAAGCAACTCTTTGCAGCGCTCCATTTCCGCCTTGATATCAGCGATAACTTGATCCATAGATACGGGGTATCCGTCGTGACTGTCAACACTTACATGGTAAATATAAGGATTACCCTTATAGAAATTGCCCGTCTGATGCGTGTGTCCATAGAGGCACAGGTTCGTCTCCCAGATATTCTCTACATTCAGGTTGGTTCCATCAGTAGGAAAATGCGAGAGATAAAAATTGAGCTTCTTATACTTAAAACGGGCGGCGAGCTGTACATCGAAGCCAAGCTCGTTATACAACTTCTCTCTTGTTCCCGTATCATGGTTGCCAAGGCAGATATGGATCTTACCATTGAGCTGCTTAACACACTCGATACCCTTTTCGCGGTCGCCGAGCATCAAATCGCCCAGAATCCAGACTTCATCTTCCGGGCCTACGACTTCGTTGAATTTGCGAATTTGCTCTCTGTTCATTTCCTCGACATCCGCATAACCGCGGGCGCCCCATACGAACTCTCTATCGTGTCCAAAATGCAAATCACTTGTTACAAAAATTGCCATTACGCTTCCACTTCCTTTCTAATTACCTTTTCTTCAGGTGATACTTCAATAATAGTATTATAAATATACTTGTCCTCTTGAAACTCAGGAGGCTCCATCTGGTAAAACATTCTTTTGATAACCGAGGGCGGCACATATGCGCGAGTGCCTTTACGGTTTTCATTGCGTTCAAGCGCCACTTCGCAAGGGGTATTCATCCAAACCAAGTCAATGCAATCGAGTTTGACAGGGATTGCGCGGAGTAGCTTAAGACGCGAAGATTTAGTCAAATGAGTTGCGTCAACCCATACAGTTGCGCCACTCTTGAGCTGCTTTACAATGCGCTTGATAAAAGTATTAAATACTTCTCCTTCGTGAGAGAAATACTCTTCATCTTCGCGCACAATAGAGAAGCGCACTTCATCGCGTGAAACATATTCATCAAACGCGGGACACATATTCTCTTTTGCGTAAGTGCTTTTCCCCGAACCGGGGATGCCGCACATAAGAATAATCTTATTCATTCTTCAACTCTCCTTCGTAAAACTTATCAATAGCTTGGCAATATAGCCACTCACAAAAACCAACTTCGGGATCAGACTGAATGGTATGACGAGCGTGCTGTGGCAACATCTCGCTCACATCATCATCAAGGATCAGAAAATTTTCAACATCGGGGTGTTCATCAAGCCACATTTGAATTTCATGTCCGCGCCCGTAATTGGCGGCGGTCGGTGGCAGATGAATAGTCCGATCAAGGATCAATGAGCTGTCCATGAGTCCGCCATGAAGCAGGCATTCGCGCCAGTTGCTATTAAGGCGCCAGTCAGAGATAACAACGATTTGAAAATTGTAAATCTGGCAAAATGCTTCTACCCATTGCACCGCATCACGATTATTAACTGCGCCGTGGTGAGGCATATTCATTGTGAACTCTTGGGCAACTGGATCCCACATAGGCACATTTACAACACCATCGTAATCTAAAAACAGGATATTCATTACGCTCATTTTCCTTTCTTTTCTTTATCATATATATTATAACATATTTTTTATAAAAAAACAAATAACGCTCCCAATGGGAGCGTTATGAGTATTAAAATTAAATAATGTGCAAATATGTTGTTCCGCCAACATCAATGGTTTTAGAACCACTGTTAAAATCAAGAATTGTGTTAAAGTCTGTAACAAATTCTGTATCAGCAAGTTTACGAGTAAAGTCCTGGTCCTCTGAAGAAGTACCATTAGACAATTTAATTGTGCCACTGGTAATGCTCAACGAGTTACCTCCTGCAAGAGTTTTTGTTTCTTGCTTAGCGACTTTGTTTGTAGCGTCGTAGTATGCTAAAACTACCGTTGTAAGATCCTTTACTGCAGCATCGTCAGCAATATCAAAGTGAGCATAATCTCCAGCTACCGCAAAAGCATCAAAAGTAAATGTGAATGCGGCAGGGTCTCCATTAGGAGCCATAGAAAGGCTTAAATTAGATTGAAGTTTAGCCTTAGGAATAGTAATCACGCAAGCATGATCAGCACCAGTTTCAACATCTCTCCAAAGAGTATGCGCGGATACGGTATAATAACCAGCATAGCTATCTGCAGAAAGGGTGTAACGCATAAATTTAGATTTGCCAGGGGTAGCAACAGCGCCCTTGCCAAGAAGTGCGGCAAAGCTCTCAGTTGTTAAAATAGCGTTCTCAACTGTAAAAGTAAGAGTCTTTTCACCTTCCCAAGCAGCGAGTCTTGCAAAACCACGACCACCCTAAGCATATACTGTTGTAGATGCGCTCTCCATAGTGGACATTTTAGCAGTATCAATAATGAAGTTTAGTCCTTTGCCATCGATGCTAGTAAAGATACAATCGCAAACTTCACGAATACCAAATCTCATATGTATATTTCCTCCTTTTATATCAAAAATAAGTTGCGGCAAGCTTCTTTATTATAATATAAAAATTCCTTAAAGTAAATTAAACAAAGTTGACCAAAAGAGGCGCGTTTCCGCACCTCTTATAAAACAGCCTCAATCGCCGCGAGTGCGTCTTGAATAGCTTCAAACTGTTCCTGTGTCAAATGTGGGTTGTTATCCCAAAAGAAGATTAAAGCCTGCTGAATAACAGCGACTTCATCCTCTAATAACTGCGGCTCATAAGTCATCCGTTTAGCGCCTCCTCAATTCTTTCAGTGATTTCGTCAATAGAAAGTCTATCAAGCCACTCCTTCGCAGTGATATAATACTTGTTATCATATCTCTTGCAAAGAAAGTCGCAATAAGGAGAGTTCTTTACTGCCATATAGAAGTCCTTCTTTGATGCAATATTCATCGCGTTGAAGACATTCCAGTCGCACTCCATTTCTGCGGCGAGGGTGCAGCCAGCATCCTTGATTGCATTGACAAAGCCAATATAGTCCTCGTTATACGCGCAGAAGTCATCAATTATTTCCTCACGGATCAGTTTGATTACCTTCTTTACATTAATGCTATTGTTAAAGCGCAAATGAGAGGCGATAAGATACTGCTCAGACTTGACCTTAACGCGATCAAACTTTGCATCGCACACAACAAAACCTTCTTCGTCTGCGCCCATAAGCTTGGTTGCCGCAATGCAATCTTCAAGAGTATGCAAATAATAAGTCTTAGGGAACTTAATCATAGGACATTCGCGCCCAAAAGAGAGTTTATAGCGCTCAATGTCATGCTCTTTTCCAAATTGGTCGCGGATGCCGATCAAATAAATTGCGTCATCGGGATAGAGAATGGTCATGCGATTATCAGGAGATACAAGCTCAAACATATAAACGCAAGTCTTGTCAAGCCAAGCGAAGAAGTCTGAAGTAGAATAATTATTATTTCTACGCAGCGCGCGCAAAAATAGATCATAGTAGCTCAGCTTCATATTAGGCACATAAGCATAACGCGCGTCGATAGTGCCATTGGTAGAGATATGCCAGCCGCCATGATACCAAACTTTGATCAAAGAGCCGTCAACCTTTTCAGTTACTCTTGCGCTCTTCCAGTCGATCTCGGGCACATAGCTCTCGCCATAGTTTCCAAACTTATCAAAAGGATGACATACGCACTGATAACGCTCAGAGAGATTGTCGTAATACATGATACATCCTCTAGCCTCGCGGCAAAAGGCAAGGTTAAAGTCAGAGGAAAGCTGGTTATACTTCAAAAGGTAGTATGCACCATTGATTGCGGGCGCAGTGCTGATTTTGATGTTATAAGGCTCAGCAGAAAGAATCTTTTGCCAATCCTTCTTATGAGCGTTCATAAACTTAACAAGTTCCATTATATCATACATCCTTTCAACATATTCGCGCGAACGGGATTGCGCAACTTGCGCAATGCCTTATCCTCAATCTGGCGGATACGCTCTTTAGTAAGATTAAAGCTGGCGCCAATCTCTTCCAAGGTCATCGGGTTCGCGCGCCCAATGCCAAAGCGCATCTTGATTACATCTTGTTCTCTCTCTTCGAGAGTATCGAGAACCTCTTGAATTTGATGGCTGATTTGCTCTTGGAAAACATTCTTTCCAAAGTCCTCAACCTCATCTGCGACCAAATCGCCAACTGTGGTATCATCTTCATCGTTCAAAGTGATATCGAGCGAAGTCGGCTCTTTGATTTCATACAGCCACTTTACCTTGTCCACGGTAATCTCCATGGCGGCCGCAATCTCGTCAATAGTGAGTTATCTGTCAAATTA